CTCCAGCCGCCGGGCCTTGATCCGCAGTTCCCGGACCGTGGCGGCCAGTTGAGCGTTATATCGCTCCAGTTCCGAGGCACGGAGTTCGAGCACCTGACGCGATGCGGCGTGCTTGCCGCTGGCCGTCCGGTAGAACTCCACGCTGTCGGTCAATACCTCGTTGTTGGACTGGACACGCCTGCGCTCGGCCCGTTCGCCTCGCAGGCGGACCGTTTGGATCCACAACAATCCCGATAGCACCAAAAGGGCTATAATCAGATACCGTTTCATAGTACCTGCCAATCGTCAGCGAAAATATCCTCCCATGTGGGGATGTAGGACGTTGCATAGGATTTCGAGCAGTCGTCGTTTGCTTCGATGATCAGCACCTGGTCGTGATACGATATGCTGCCATCCCCTATTGTTCCGATAACGGCTTTCGCATGATCCGGCAAACTGGTCATGCGGGGAACGACTTCCGCCGGTATTGTCTGCGGAATCTGTTTGACGATGAACTTGCCGGCCCATGCGGGACTTGAAAAACGGGCGACCGCCTTTCCCTCGTTGAGCCGGTCGATGATTTCGGAGAATTTCATACGTTTTAATATTTAATGTTAAAGTAAACTTTCAGTCTTTACGATACGCTCTACGGTGTCGATGATGCCCGCCATCACTTCGGCGTAGTTCGGTGCCGTAGCGTACTTCGCCCCGGTGTCGTCCACCAGCCGCCGGGCAAACTCTTTCGGGTCGTCCCGGTAGGGCCACGCATCGGCATATCCCGGTTTGCGAAGCAGTTCCAGGTGGTTGTCGAGGCATTCATCCAGCGACGCGAAATTCCGGAAATACCGATAGACCCGGTATTTGTATTTGCACGGTCCGACGTGTTCGATCGACACGACCCGCTCCGGTGCTTTGAACTTCACGCTCGGGGTCTTGAAATACTCGGTCGTCAGTTCCAGCGACTCCGGGCCGGTCCACTTGCTGCCTTTCGTAATCCCGAAGATGTTGTTGCCGATTCCTTTGATCTTCCATCCGGTTTCCAGAGCGGCCTGCGCCGTCACGAATAGCGGATGCACCCCGCCGGAACGATACAGCCGGGCCGCAGCGGGATAAATCTTCCGTACGAATTCAATCTGTTCTTTTCTTGCCATGTTGGTTAATTCTTGGTTAGTTTTCCTGTGCTGCCGTCCAAATACTTTTTAGCCTCGTCGACCGGGACCTGCATCTTGCGGGCGACCTCCCCGGCCAGCACCTCGCGGAATATGCGCAGGAACCGCATCTTCGGGTTCACGATCAGCGCCGAGCCTCCCATCGACCAAAGTTCCACCAAACAGATCAGCGTGCATATGGCGATCACCGCGAGCTGCGATTCCAGGTTGGCCATGCGTTCGAGCAGCACGAATCCGACGATCACGGAGGCATACAGCGCCAGTTTCGACAGCATGCCGTGCCGCCCCAACTCGGAAAGCGCGAAATGCCCGCGTTTGATCTGCGCCGCGATTCCCCAGACAGTATCGAGAGCCACGCAGATCACGACGGCGTTGATGGCCGTCTCGTATCCTGCAAAGAAGTTCATAACGAAAATGCCGGCCGCCGCGATCCAGCCATAAACTGTCTGGAATATCTCGCCCAGTTTACAGCCGAGGTTAACGATTATTTCAGTCAGGCGGCTCATCTTATCTCGCAGTTAGGGTAAACACGATGAACACCACCCATCCTACGGCTCCTCCTGCGAGCGTCCATAGAATGTCCTGCATGTCGGCTTTCGGGTCGATCTTGCGCTCCTTGACAACGGCGGCCGTCAGGACGGCGATCATCGACACAATCAAAGGCAGCCACCGCCACCAGGCGCCCAACGGCACGGCCACGATCAACGCCGCGGAGGCGATGACCGCCCCGACTGCGAAGTGTTGGTATTTGTCTTTAGCGATGGCGTTGAGCCATCCGACGAGTTTATTGATAAGTCTTTTCATATATTTGTGGTATTTCGAGAGTTCGACCGACAAGTTACTTATCCGGGAATCGCTCTCTGATCTCGGCCTTCTTGGCAAGATAGAGTGCCTTCTGCTCGTCGGCTTCGAGTATCTTGCCCTCGGCCAGATAGCCTTCGTAGGCCATCAGATATTGATCCGCTTCGGCCCGGTAGGCCATTTCCCGCAACTGTTCGGGATCGGGCTGCGGCTCCGGTACAGGCGTGTACTTCTCCCAGCCGACCCGGATACGGTCGGCCTCCTCGATGTATGTCTTCCGGTAATGCTTCGGAGGGTCGGACGGTTCCGGCTGCTCGTCGAAGATCACCTCTTTGTATCCAAGCGGGATCAGTTTGTCCGGCCGCGGGTTGCAAACAAGCCCTTCGGCGGTTCGGATTGAATTGGGGGCGTACTCCATACGCCCGTCGATCAGTTTTGCGTAGTTGTTCATAGTTCGTTATTTGATGATTATTTCCGGCGTTACGGATGCAGTCAAATCATACCCGCCGTCACTTTGCAATAGCGGCGGCAGGTATTCATCATTCAGCGGGAACTGCTTGGCGCTGTCGAGCCAGGATGTAGCGACGCCGGGAACCGGCTCGATGCTATCTACGGTAATCGTCATGCGTCTGTCGGTATCTCCATGTCCGGCATATACAAATATGTAATCGTAAGGAATACCCTCTGCGGTAATATAAAGCTCGTAAGTACCATTGCCAGTAAAACCGGACATAATTACGGTATTATCCGTTGCGATTTTGAAATACGGAGGGCCTCCAGCTTCCCAATTCGATATGCTTACACGTATTTTATATATTTCGCCGATTTTAAAATACCTCGAACACCTTACAGTATACGAATACACGGGGTCGTCGGCACCTGTCCATGTATAGGAATTCTCGCCGATGATTTCAACCGGATCACCGTGCGGTGATCCCACAAGGTTCTGCGGCAAATACTCGGCGATGCAGCCGAGCGTTCGTAACGACACAGGTTGAATTTCGACCCATGAATTTGCATCGGCATTTGGTACAGTTATACTAAAACCAGTGATATTAGTTCCTGTTGTGCGATATACAATCGTGGCGTCAGCCGCATCCTCCATATTGATAGGAAGAATACGATTGCCTTCCAGAACGCGTACGGGAGCATTACTACGATACTTGAATTTAGCTTCAACAACACATCCGACCGGATGCCCCATGAATTGATAGCTGTATACCGACAATAAACCTGACGATCCCCAAATTATATGTGCGTATCGACCCGTGAAACCATTAGCATTATCCTCTAAATAAGAGGTAACACCGGACCCTTCATAATTAGGATAGAACCTGATATTTCCAATGTTAGATTCAGAGGCTTCCCAACGATATTTATCGGCTAACGGTACCACATACCCTGCAGGATCGCCGTTGTTGTAGTGTGCGGCTACTTCTTCCGCGGAAAGGGCGTAGTTGAAATGACGGCAAAAATGGACCGGGCTTTTAGTAATATGTAACGGATCTCCAATGCGGAATAACGCGCTCGGCGTGTATGCTGTTGGTTGCATAGCACCTACCTCGATGCCATTGATATAACACATCGCAGTTGCTCCATCATAGGATATGACGGCATGTATATCGTCACCTATTGTCGCCCGACTCACTTGTAGCGACTTATCTCCGCAGTGGAACATTATCGCACCCATTGGCGTGACGGCGATAGCTAGCATCGCGGTTGAGAATTGTGCCGGTCGTTGAGTGCCATCAGATTGGCGGAGATTAAAGAAGCACTCCATACTCCGCGGACCGTCGAACAATAGCCCGGCATCCGTCGATTCAAGATACCCTTTCGTGCAATTCACCCCCACCTGCTGCTCGCGTTCGCTGCGCAGCGCGGCGATCTTCAACAAACTTCGTCTGCGGTCCATGGCTATTCGATGATTGCGCGGAGTTCCTCGATATTGATCTCGTAGGCTCGATTCGGCGCCGGGGTCTTGTAGCCGATGATGTCCACGAGGTCATCCGACCAGGTGAGTTCCGTGGCAACGTTTCCCGATGTGAAGAAGATCGCCGAAGTTCGGGCCGATTTTTCCACGGTCCCGATCTTGAGCGAGGTCAGCTCCCCGCAGATGTATTTGTGGTTGCCTTCCACGTTGATCGTGACATCCGCACCCTCGACATTGACCACAACGGGGGCGGCCGCTGCGGCGGCTTCGAGAGCTTTGGCGGCAGCGGCGAGGGCGGCGGTTGCGGCTTCCGTCGAAGCGGCCCCGGAGGCCAAAACCTGCCACCAAGCCCCATCCGTCACCGGGTGTCCGAGGTTGTTATCCTGAAGTGAAACGTAAGACGAATCGCCCGCTGTAACGAAGTCCAGGCGCTCGTATGTAATGCTCGCCGAATACGCCTTTTTGGGCGTAAGGCCCACTTTCCCTAAATTTGTCTTTGCCATATCTTTCAGTCGTTAATTTCGTAATACAAATGCCCATCCTGAAGTTCGAACTCGGAACCGCGGCCGTAGCCGGGCTGGTAATTCACGCCCAGGAGCATTGTCGCCGGATCAATGTCGAACGTAGCGAAGATCGGACCGCCATCCGAGCGGACGGATGAGGTGATATAGTCTTTCGCCTCTTCATCCCAGAAGGCCCAGTAATTCGTATCGTCGGCCGTTACGATCTTCGGAGGGTGGTCGGCCAGAGATTTCGCACGCGCAGCCTGCTGGTCGGCGTTTGAGGCTGATTTTTTTGCACGTTCAGCAGCCTTATCCGCACTATCAGCAGCCTTATTAGCTTTGTCTTTTGCGATGACAGGTCCTTCTGCATATTCCTGTTCGGTTCCCTCATAACCATACTTCTGTGCGATCTCATAGGCCGACTTTCCGTCCAGTCCATAACGCAAAGCATGATCTGTCAGGATAATATGGGTTAGTTTATCATCCATAAAAATCCATTATTTTTGTATCTGTAAGTATAAGCAATCGGTTGGTCAATGTTTTTTTATAACCTGACGCCTTTACAGTATAGGTCGTTTCGAGCGTTGCGATACCCGCATCGAGTTTTCCGGTTTCCGACGATGGGATATTGAACACAGCCCGATCTGTTCCTTTGACGATCGGCAGCTCGCTGCCTTGCGTCGATCCGTAAATTCTCGGCCCGTTCCCGGTCGTGTAAACCAACATGTCGATCTCCACCTCTTCGAGAGAAACTCCCGTCGGATATACAGCAATCCCAATGCTGTCGCCTTTGGCATATATCGGTAATTTCGGTATCATTTTACAGGTCGTTTAAACAGGTATTTAACCCATGCGAACCATTTGCGGCGTTTCAGATACATCTGATCGGCCTGGTTGTCGTAACACTCCCGCTCAAGGGCTATGTCTCGGTATGCCGTGTCGTATGGCGGCAGCAACCATTCGAGGGCCCAAAGGGTACAGTACAGGACGACATGGTAACAGATCGGCACAGTGCAGAGCCACCGCCAGGATAATCCGCAGGCAGGAATCAGCACCAGGAGCGCCGTCGCGTAGAGGATCAGCCACTCGATCTGCTGCCGGGTGTGTATGGCTTCGTGGTTCTCTGTTTTTGGTGTCAGGTTCTTGTTCTTGGTGAACAGGACCCCGAAAAAGTTGATTGTCCGGGCCTTGCCCAGCGGAATCAGGTTGTTGTGAATGACGATCATGCCGTAATGATCTTATTCCAGCCTCCATTCATTGTGTCGGCACATTTGTAGTTCTCATTATCGGTGGAGCTGAAATAACTGTATTCATACCTACTACTCTGGCACATGAATACATTGTAACTGAAATGTATACCGCCATCGCTGATACATTGAGTAAGGTTTCTGCAATGATAGATTCCAATCGAATCAATCGAATATTCATCTGATCTTACATTGCATTGCAGCATATTTTCGCACTCCATAAACCCCCAAGCCTGATGACTTTTCGAGTGGATAAATATGGAGCAACGGGTCAGATTCTTGCAATTGAAAAAACAATAGGGATCATCTGGCGTATAAATATCAGCACCCTCGCACTTGCAGTCCTCCAGGTTAACCATATTTACAAATCCGTGACCTTGTCCCGTCGTTTTTACACATACTCCATGGGCGCTGTAACCACTCTCTAAACTTGGAATTGTGCTGTACTTTAAGCATGAATCACTACCTGCATATTGGACGAGGCTTCCGGGCTGTCCAACAATCCGTTTGGTATTGGGATGCAGCAGAATGCCACTCGATGGAGCGGTCCATGTCCCTTTCTTGATCAGAACACACGTCGCATTGGGGTTGTTGTTCAGTCCAGCCAAAGTAGCGTTGCTATCCACAACGTAATCGAATGGTGTATATTTCGCTACGTCCTGAATGGCCTTGTTCCAAGCAGTGCGCTCGTTATCAGTGATAAGCCGATGTGTAGCATCCTGAATCGCGTCGATAAACCGCACGCCGCCGTCCCGGGTGATCTGCACATAGTTGCCCGCAGGTTTTACGGTTGTTGCCACAGCCTTGTAGATGTGGGCGATGGGCTTGACGTTGCCGTCGTTGTAGACATCCGTTTCGGTTTCGCAGCCCAGTGTGAGGTAGACGGGCAGGGCTGTCGCAGTAATCCCGGCAAAGGGCACGACGACCTTGACCGTCGCATTGTCGGCCCCGGGCCCTTCGAGCACGACCAGACCTGGCGCTATGTCGTACTTGCTGCCGTTTGCCTTCACCTCGCATCCGGAAAGGACAAAAGCCCCGAACTGGGAGAAGAAGCCGTCGATCACCTTCAGCGGCTCCTCCTGGAGTGATACGAACGCATCGCCGTACCAGTTACGGACGCCGAGCACTTGTGTTTGTCTTTTCATCTTTGGTCTATTTTATACGTTGTTAAAGCAGCCCTGTATTTCTCGATGTCGGCCCGTATCTGTTCGGCATCGACACCTGCCGGAATATGGACGATGAAGTCCACATCCCCGAACTGCTCGCGGTTCTCTCCCCGGAGCGATACTACCGCCGGAGTACCTTCGCCCCTGTTCAGTCCCACGGGGACTGCCACGCCCACACCTTCGGAGCGTATCCCGACCGCAAACCCCGTTTCACGGTAGGATTCGATCGTGATGTCCGCCGCTCCGTATTTGTTGCGCAGGAACTGTTCGAGCACTCCTTCCTGATTGGTCACGTTGAGCAGTTTCCGGGTTTCGTCGCGCCACAGGCTGAAGGCGGCGAACAGGTCCGCCAGCGGCTTTACAAAGGCCCGCAGAATCCGCAGACGGACGGGTTGACGCTTGTGTTCAGGCAGGAGCTGCCGCACCTGGTTCCGGAAGTCTATCTTATAGTTCCTCATAGCGATTTGGTAGATGTCAGGGTCAGCGTGTTCCCCTCGGCTGCGTACTCGAAATACCCTGCGGCCAGTTCGGCCAACACATCGACGGGGGCGAAGTCCGCCCCGGCGCTGGTCTTATGCTCGAGCCTTACGACCTTTACCGTCACGACACCTTCGGCGTGCATGACGGCGTCTACGAGCCGCTGGGCATAAAATACGGCATCGAATGACAGCGAGGTCTTGAACGTCTCGAGAGCCTGTCCGACCTTCTCGCGTACAACACTCGAGGGGGTTGCCGGGTCATAATACACCACCAGGTTGTAACGTATCGTATCGGCAGTCGTGCTTACGATCGTCGTAGGAATACCCGTCGTGTGGATCGTGTCGATGTAGTCGGCCAGGTTGCGGCGTTCGCTGTCGTCCAGAGGGATGATCCGGCCCTCTCCGTCGGTTTTGGCCACGCGGATCGAAATCATCTTGTAGACCTCGTTCACGGCCACGACCTTCACGATCCGACTGTCGGGGTCGTCCTGCTCGTAGTAGAACTGCGCCGTGTTCTTGTCGAAAACCAGTGTATGTCCGTTCTGAAAACGGTAGCACATTTCGGCATACCACAATTTGGTGCCCGGAGTGATCTTGGCCGTCAGCTCGTCAACCTCCTGACGGAACAGATCGAGAATTATTTCAAAGGCGTGGATCGCCGCTGCGACCACATAGGTCCACAGCCGCCACTCGGCGACCTTAGAGGTCGAGAGTTTCGGGAAATAGGTCTGCAGGTCGGTGATGATCGACTGCTGTATGTCGTTAATCGTTCTGGCCATATCGGTAGGTTGTTATGTCGTTTCCCAACTCTTTGAGCGTGTTCTTGCGCATCAGGCCGCTTTCGTCGTCGATGCGCAGCTGCGTCCCCGGCGCGACGGCCACGTCCAGGTAAAACCCCGTTTCGCCGATGCTGTCGATCCCCAGCTGCACGAGGGCTTCCGGATCGTTGGCGATCTGCGGATTCAGGGCAAGGATTTCGCCCACGGCCTCGCAGGTTCCATACTGCTCGAGGGCGATGTCGTAGACCGTCTGCCGGGCCTTAACTGTTGCTGTCGTCATACTCTGCGCTTATCGTCAATGTTCCATCCGTAGCGTAGTCCACGGCATCGACCCGCATTCCGTCGCGCTCGCACTGCTTGCGCACGGTTCGGAGGAAGTCTGCCGGATCGGTGTCATGCAGGAACGATACACAGTCGACGCCGACGGAGGGCGCCTCCTTGAAATCGCCCTGGCTTGCCAGCAGCAGGTCCCGCTTGTGCTGCTCCGTCGCCTCAGTCCGGATCAGATCGTCGGACAGCTCCACGTCCCCCGTCGATGTCTGTAAAATGTCGATCATCGTATCAGTGCGTTACGTTGGTGTCCTCATAATCCCCGCGCCGGACCTTGTCGTGCTTCGATGCCGGGGCGGGAACCTCTACGGGCTTGGGGTTGTTCTGCGCCGATGCGCTTCCGGTCACGGCCACCGCTCCCGAGGGAATGGTGTGCGTATGCGTGTTGAAGGCCTCGATCAGGTCGTTGATCTTGCGGGTGAGCGGCTCGATATTGATCAGTCCCCCCAGCTCGCCGCCGTTCAGGACGATCTTCGGGGCCGAGGCCTCGATCCGCTCCCCGTCGCAGGTCATGGTCACCTGATCCCCGAGGGTGAAGACCACCTTGTCGATCTCGGAGAACAACGCCACATACAAGCGGTCGCTCGCGTCGATCCGGGCGACGATCACCGCGCTCTCCCTCTTGGGGATCAGCACCCTCCCGCGCAGGTTCTCCTTCTCGACGGAGTACAGCAGCACCCCTTCGTAAACAATGCCGCCGATCTGCACGTCGCACGTCCTGGCGTTCTCGTCGACACTTTTGACCGTGCCGTACATGGCCGCCTTTGCCGCATTGCGCAACCGCTCTGATAACATCATGCGGACCTCGCGTATCTCTTTCTCACTGCTCATATTTTTATCCCTATTTCCACGGTCCGGCGTGCTCCGCCCGTCCCGTAGGTTGTTTCTACTCCTTCGATGTAATACCGTCCATCCCGCTCGTGGTAGACCTTGTCCTCGATCTCGGCCACCATGCACGGGGCGGCATAGGGCTGCAGGAAGGCGGTGATCCTGCCTGCATAACCGTCGTAGCTGTATCGCTTCAATTCTGCCGCCGCCAGGGCTGCCAGTTCCTGCTGATCCTTCACGTCATAGAAGTACAGCTTCTTCTCCGTCCCGTCCTTCGGACCGATCTCGGCCTCGACCTTCGTTCCGTCCTTGTAGATGCACACGGCCTTGATCTTCAGCTTCACGTCTTCGGCCCGCTGATATTTCAGATCGTCGTCCTTCACCACGTTGTAGCGCAGGCGGTATTTCACGGCATCGCCGACGACCTTGTAAGGCTCGCAGGCGTAGACACGCCCCTCGAGGTCGAACCATACCGCCAGGCCGTACTTGGTCTGCAACTGTCCCAGGACCCACGCCACGGGCTTATTGTCCGCAGGGAACGCCTCGAGGGTCAGCGTCGCGGCATATCCCACCTGCAGGCCGCAGGCTTTCAGGACCGCCGCGAGCGTGGTCTTTCCCTGAATCGTGACATTCCGGCGGCGGGTAGTGTAGAACTCGTCCTCGCAAACGATCTCGAGGGGCGTCTGCAAGTTCAGCTGCTTCACATAACCCCGAAATTCGGTGTACAGGCGTCCGTCATACCCGAGCTGGATTTCCACCGGATCGCCCGCCTTGATCACCTGTGCAGTCTCGACGTAGGCCGGAGGGGTCCCAGTCTGCCGGAGCACCGCCGTCACCGGAACCTTCACCGAAGCCGTGGCCCCGATCGTATGGATCGAGCGCTTGATCTTGACGTCATGCACTCCGCCGAAATACTTGCTTCCGATGGTTATTTTACTGCACGGTAGATACATGGCTATTGCAGGATCAGTTCAAAAGGTGAATCCGTTTCGCATTCGATCATCACCGCCTGGCCATCCTCTACACCGGGCGTCGGCGGGTACTGGATGTCCGTGATCACGACCCGGTCGCCCTCGTCGAGCAGCAGGTCCGTCAGCACGCAGATCAGTTCGACCGATTCGTTGATGTTGTAAAGTTCCTTCATGCGCGCAATCTGCGCCTCGGGATAACTGCCGTCGGTGGAGCGGATGAAGGCCGCGACGGAGATTTTGTAATCCCCGATGCTGATTAGCTCCTTGACCGACCCGCGGCGGCCTACCAGGG